TTTAGAGTCATTGCCAGACAGGGTAAAACTACTTCAGTAATAGGATCTTCTCCAAGTCCAGACATTCCAGAGAGAAGTTTGGAGGAAGGTCTAAAGGGGTCTAACACGACAGTAAATGATATTGGTAAGATAACGTTTAATAACAACAGAGAACAAATTGGTCCTGATGGAGATCTTGATCATTATTCTACCGATTTTAGAAATTACTTAACTAAAGATGTTGAAATTCCTGATGATATTTGGGACCTTGGGGAAAGTAAAAAACCACAAAACCGAGCATTAGGTTTTGATGAACAGAAGTTTTATGATGAGGCAGGAACATATATTGCTGATGTCACTGGTCCTGGCGGTCCCTCTGCTGGTCCTAGAGAAAAAGTCAAAAATAATAACTTTGATCTTGCTCAACTTGACAAAATCAATAAAGAGTATGATGACTTTATCGATCTTATTACTGAGGCAAAAACTGCTGCAGAGAAGCAATGGGACACCGTTCAAACAAGAATTGATACAGTTACGGGTGGATTCTATAACTTGCCTTGTGCAGACTATACAAATGGTAAGTTATACATTATGCAAGACTTGTGTCTTGATACTAGACTGAATGCTTTTATTACAGTTAAATTGGGAGTCAAGTATGGTCAAGTTGCCCGTGATCATGGTAGATGTACTCAGTGTCTATATGACAACCCTACAGTTGTATCAACTTATGAATCAAATCAGGACAGCGTTGATGGATATACTATTCAAGATGCTTTCTGCTCTGTAAGACCTGATTATGTTGGTAATGTTGTTGGTGTAAATCCACTTTACACTCCTGCATATTTCATTAGTTATTACAATAACATTATTGTTGAGGGTATTCGTGATTGGGAGATTGAGGGATCTTTAGAAATTCTTCAAGATTTTACTCAGCAAGCAAAGATGTGGAGTCAGTGCGCCAAGAAGTATGGTAATCCTTATGATGGTCTATGCGGAAGAACGTATGGAGATCTTGGAGAAAATTATCAGTTCTCTCCTACTCCTGGTGATGAATTAGCAGATGATGATTTACCTTCTCAGTTGGATGACCCAATTATTGAAGAACAACGCTAAATAAAAGAAAGGACGTATTATGCCAGGATTAGCAGCAACAGTAACAGGAACTTGTTCAGGGCATGGGATACAAGTTACAGCCCATGTGCATGGTGTCGCTGCATGTAATGCTCCAGGTCCTTGTCCATATGGAGTTCCACCACAACCTCTAGCAACAAAAGATGCTACTTGTTATTGGCCTCCACTCAATACTCTTCCTTTAGATCCAAAAGCAGTTGCAAGAACTGTGACCATCGAAGGAGTACAACCTTTGTGTGATGGAGATGTTTTAATCGTTCACCCTGCAGCGGTAGGATCTACAAATATAATCGAACATCCATCTGGACAGGAATGTTCTCCTAAACCAATTCCTTGCTACTGTGGTGTTCTGACTACAGAAGACACTCCAGCGGGCACAGGACACCCTAGAATCGTCAAAGCGACCACATCTACCGTGGTGATATGCGGACAACGTTTGGCTGCCGTAGGAGACCCTCTGGGACCGCCTTGCAAGTCTGTCATTAAGACTGGTGCAAAGACAGTAACAGTTGGCGCAGGGGTTGATCCATGACCATGGTCGTGCTATACTGACGGAGCGTTAGCAAACGATTCTATGGCAAAAGCAAAAGTCGGTCTGAACAAGAGCAACTACATTCCTGGCAAACCCAAAAAGTCTCGTCAGGGGGCAGGTGCTGGCACTAAGTATGCTGCTACATCTCGAAACAATGCTCGGAAACCCTATCGAGGGCAAGGCAAATAAATAGTTTTAGAGATAGCAACCTCTCTAAAAGTTCTGATTGGACTTTAGGGAGGTTTTTTCATGGGAAATTCACCTACAGATAAAAGCAAAGATTTTATTAAGTCAGGAATGACATTGATTACCGAAGTTGCATCAGACAAATACCTAAAAAAATCAAAATACGATATACCAAAAGATCGCTACTCTAGACCTTGCGGTGGTGCTGGAGGATTTGATGATTATGTTGAAAGATGGCACGAATAGTGTATAAATAAAATTAAATATTGAGATTACCTGTGGCAATCGAAGAAATTTTTAGAGATCGAAGGAGACAGTATAAGGACTTTGACACTGCGCTGTCAAAGAATCCGATCACTCATGATGTTTTAACAGTTAGTAATGAAAATGCTGTAAAGCAGTCTGTCCGTAATTTGATTTCCACTAGATTTGGTGAACGATTGATGCAACCCGAAATTGGATCTGGGGTGTTCGACGCTTTGTTTGAACCCTTGGATCCTTTTTCTGCAGAACAACTTCGTAGCGACATCCTAAATACTATTAGTAATTATGAACCCCGTGTGAATGTGCTTGACTGCATTGTATCCACAGAGTCTGCATATTCTGATGAAATTAATATTGAGTTGATTTATATTATTGTTGGTGAAAACATTGAGGTTACTAGTCAAATTATCCTACAGAGACCAGGAAGTTAATGAAACCAACAAATTTAACATCTATAAATTTTGACGACATTAGAGAGTCTATTAAGTCGTACATGAGGACTAGAGAAGAGTTCTCTGACTATGACTTTAGTGGATCTACTTTATCGTATTTAATCGATGTTCTAGCGTATAATACCTATTACTCAGCATTCAATGCAAACATGGCATTGAGTGAAGTTTTTCTGGACTCTGCTTCGATTAGAGACAATGTAATTAGTCTGGCAAAAGTTCTTAACTATACGCCAAGATCTACAACTGCAGCAAAAGCATGTGTGTCTCTGTCGGTACAGACTCAAATTGGTGTAAACGGTCAATATCCTCTATCTGTGACTCTACAAAAGGGTCCTGTTTGCTCTGGAGTAGGACCAGATTCAAACTATACATTTAATGTGCTAGAGAACGTTGAAGTAAACGTTGATGCTTCAACAGGTATTGCAGTATTTCCAGAGATCACTGTATATGAAGGTGATCTTCTAAATTATTCTTATATTGTTGATACAACTGTTCAGCAACGTTTTATTGTCCCAAACGATAAAGTTGACACTAGCACATTAAAAGTTTCTACAAGACCAAACGTTCAATCAACACTTTCTGATACCTATAACATAGTTAAAAATATCACTAGTATCGAAAGTGATACTAGAGCATACTTTCTACAAGAAACAGAAGATAGAAGATATGAGATCACTTTTGGTGATGGAGTTATTGGTAGAGAACTAGTTCAAGGAGAAGTTGTTGATATTGAGTACATTAGAACAGTTGGTGCTTTAGCAAATAATATTTCGGTACTGAAGTATGTTGGAACCGTAATTGATATTAATGGAACAACAACTACTCAGGCAGCATTGACGGTTAAAGAAAAATCTCAGTTTGGTGCAGCACAAGAAACTGTCAAGTCTATTAAATTTAATGCACCAAGATACTATGCTGCTCAAAATAGAGCGGTGACAGCACAAGACTACGCAAATATCACTAAGACTATCTACCCTAATGCTCGCTATGTTAGTGCATATGGTGGTGAGTCTCTAAACCCTCCTGTATATGGAAAAGTTTATATTTCTATTAGAACTCAGACAGGAGCAAAACTCAATAATCTCTCTAAAAAAGAGATCATTAGAAATCTAAGACCATATTCTATGGCATCGGTTGATGTTGTAATTACAGATCCTAATGAGATTTTTGTTGGTACAAATATTCTAATTGTTGCAACTACATTAGCATCATCTTATGGTGATGGCACTATTACACAAACAACATCAGATCGCCTTAAAAATAAGGCGTTGGCAGCACTAAAGGAATATGGTGAAGAAGAAGATCTGAACAATTTCAATAAAACATTTTCTTTGCAAAAACTTGCAAATAATATTCTAAGGTCCGATGATGACATTGAAGATGTTCTAGCAAGTGTTTCTCTGTACAAGAGGCAAGAGTATCCAGAATTGTCTGGACCCAGAACATTTATTTTTGAGTATGGCACTCAACTAGACTGTTCTTGTAATACATCTCCAGGAACAACGATTTTGAGTAGTGTTTTTTACACCACAGATCGTCCTGCCGTACCTCAATATTTTGAGGATGATGGTAATGGATTCTTGAGAACCTTTACTACAATTAATAATAAGAAAACGATTCTTGATACTAATATTGGTACATATGACTGTGAAACTGGACGGGTCACTTTTGGTCCGATAGAATTGGAAGGATCTAGCACACTGGAGCAAACTCTAACTTCTGTCGATCCAAATGCATCTCTAACATCTACAATTAATGACTTCTTTGAAGAGAATTCGACAGTAGAGGGTAAAATAGTAAGAAGTGAAGATGTTCTTTCTGTCCTTGAAAATACTACTACTGATGGTGAAGATGGAACTACTACCACTGACCCTGATGATACTAAAGAAGAAACTACAGGTTCGCTAATTAAGTCTGCTGGAGTTGATAATACATACATCTTTATTGCAGATCCCGAATCTGGATCTAGTAGTACATTTAATACTGGTGATGGTTATACCTTCGTTGCAAATGCTGGTTGGACTCTTGGACCTGGTTTCTTTACTATAACTACTTCTGGATCTGGTGTCTTTAGTTTCACAGGTTCTGCTACTGGAGGAACTGGTACTGGAGGAACTGGTACTGGTGGTACGATAGGAACAACTGCAGTAACTACAGTCACTTCTTCTATTAATGTTGGTGGAAGCATTCCAACTACAATTACGGTTTCTATCAAACCTGGGACTACTTCAATTAGTCCAGGATCTTTGCTATCTGGTGCGGTTCTATCCTTCTTCACACCAAATCTAACTGTAGTTTCTACTGGGACTGGATCTGGAACAACAATTATATTCCCAACAGGAGGTGTCATTGGATCACCTTCACTATACACTACACCAGCTCTAAATGTGATTGGATTTACTCCACTATATACGACATCAACAGGCAGCGGACTAGGAAACTGCTTCGCATAAGACAAATATATATCATATAGGGTACTAATAAGAAATGCAGAATCAGAAGTCGGTTTCACAAAACGTTCTAGGTCAAATTCCTGAATTTATTAGGGAAAGCGCACCTCTATTAGAGTCGTTCCTTTCTTCATACTACCGTTCTCAAGAGAAGACTGGTAGACCCCTTGATATTATTAATAATTTCAATAACTACCTAGATGTCAATACTTACGACCTTAGTAAGTTAGATGGTAACAGTTTGCTTATCAGCGACATACCTAGTACAGAAACCAACATCCAAGTTGAATCTGTAGACGGATTTGTTGAAAAGGATGGTACAATCCTGATCGATAATGAAGTCATTTACTATGATAGAACCACTTCTTCCCCTTCAGTATCCTTTTCTTCTGGCATTTCCCTATCAGAATTTATCAAGAAGAAGGTAATTCTATTTTCACCCTATCAACAGTTTGATGGAACCAGAACAAGGTTCAAACTGACTTCCAACAATGAACCCATTTTCCCACCAGATGCAAATCATCTGATGGTAAAACTCTATGGTGATTATCAGGTTCCTGGTGTTCATTTCCTGATTGATGAAGATGAGATTGTATTTACTACTGCTCCTAGGGCATTTGACGCTCTAGGTGAGGGTGATGACGCCGCAGAAATTACTTTTGAGTATCTGAAGGGTTTTGATACTAGTTCCATTCAGACACTATCACTAACCGCAAGAACAGAAAGAAGACATTTTAATCTATCTTTCCAGGGAAATACAATTATACCATCATCTCCATATTTGTTGGTTGTATATAAAGGAGGAAATCTTCTTGTAGCAAATGAAGAT